GACCACGACCCCCATTTGATTAAAAAAGCACGAAAAAATACTTGACAAATAATCAAACCTGTGGTATTATAATTATAGAAACAAGGAAACCATATAAAATAAGGAGGAAATTAAAATGAAAATTACAGAAAGAGAAAGATTAAGAAGACGTGTATTGATTGAATATGCTAAACGTGATTATTTAGAAAATGTTTATGGAACATATAACGAAAGAACACTACAAGCTAGTTATAAATGGTATAATTTATATAGGGCATATAAAAGAAGATACAACGACACGCCATTAAACAAAGACTATTAAAAAATAAACCTGCCCCATAATTGAGGCAGTTTTTTATTATTCGCTTTTTACTTACATATAAAAGTTCATGAGATTAATATTAATATCATAAACCGAACCACCCAGTGGGTTTGACACAATAATATTACCATTAGTATCAATTGTAATATCAGCTGGAACTCGACCATAATTATTTGTTGACTCTTTCGTCAGACCGGCAACAAAATAGAACGTATTATTAGACCCAGGCGCTGGAATGCTAGACGGTAACTTTCCAATGCTGATATTTGTTCCGACTGTTGACGGGCTAGACACACTCAAATGTCCATTAATGCTAATTAAATTCATTTTTGCATTGTAAACTGCGTTAACTGTCCCTCTCAAGCCACTAACGGGCGTTACTGTATCTTTTAAAGTTCTTTCGATATCAGCGTTAAGATTTGTCACCTCAGACTGTGCACCGTTAGCGGTTGTTTTTACGCTAGAAACTTCATCTTTTAAAGTACCAACGTCTTTTTTTGTCTGTGCGTTGTCAACCGTTAAACTCTGTACAGAAGCTTTTACGCTTGTCATATCATTTTGTAACGCTTCTACGCTAGGAGATAAAGATGCTACTTTAGCTTCCGCGCTACCAGCTGTCTGATTGGCTGTAGTAGCAGTTTCCTGTACTTCGTGAATTCCCGCATCAATTTTAGACATATCCGAATTATAATCACCTAAATATGTCGGTTTGTCTGTTCCAATGTACTGACTTAATTTGTAATAATTTGTTTTGTTTGTTGAACTCATTTATTCGTCCTCCTTGATTATTATAATTTTAACGCTGTTTTTGCATTACTATCGAATGTGTAAGCGCTTAACGCTTTAGCTTCAAACGCTGTCACTGTTAATAATAAAGCGTCAAATTCACTAACTGTAATAGGGTTATTAAAATGTAACTCCGCAAGCTGATTGATAACATCTTGATAGAACACATATTCGCCTGTAAAAGGACTGTGCATATACAAGTTGCTATCAACGCGAAATCTTTTAGCACCATACAAATCGAATTCTGTGCAACTAAGTAATAAGTTATCGAATTCTGTGCAACTTAAATTTAATGAATCAAATTCATTGCAAGTCAAAGCATAATAACGTAGATTGTCATACATATCACCAAGTGCTTGATTTAAACTTGTATAATAACCCTTTACAGGGTTCAGAACTTTTATGTTATCGGGTACATAAAGTTTAATATATTCATAGAGTTTTGTAACTTCACTATCAATATATTTTCGTGTTTCACTGTTTAACTGATAGATAAGAACGTTCAGTCTGTTTATCCGTTCTATTAAATTGTTCTGTACATCATCAATTTTTTTATCTAACTCAGCGTCTTTTTTATTCATATCATTACGGATATTTTTTTCAACTTCCGCAATATGATTATAAATATCATTATTAAGACCGTCAACGTAGGTTTTTAACTCTGCCACTTTTTCATCTGTATACTGCTTATACGCGTCTGTGAACCCGTTGATTGCGTCAATACATTCATTGACTTTATAGCCTATATAGCACAAGCATTCATAGTAACTTTGTTTATTACTATATACGCTAGGTATATCACAACAAAGTAAAGGAACTACAGGTTTTAACTCTTCTGACATACAGTTCACCTCCTTATCACCAAACCTTTAAAAACAAATCTCGGCAAGCTTCTACAAGCTCTCTATTGATATTTTGTATTTGCTCGCGATATTCTTCAATTGCTTCACTTGTTGATTTTCCTCTTAATCCTATCTCTTTCGTGTCTCTGTCTCTTTTGCTGTCTTTGTTGTCATTACCTGCGTGGTTATTGTTCGCTGTGGTTGTGGTATTATTGATAGTCTCGCCCCTACTCATAGCGCTTGCATAGTCTTGTGTTGCTACGGTAACTTGTGGGTTGTCACTGTCAATATTTTCATAGTTTTGGCTGCTTTTTACCTCGCTTTGTCCTGCATCTGTTGTTTTAATCGTTGTTTTTTCACTTCCTTTTTCTGCTTCTGTGATTGTTACATTTATATTTGTAAAAGGGTTATCTTTTTGTATTGCATCATACAGTTTTGTATAATACGGCATTAATTCATGCATTTTTGCCATGAAAGCTGTTTTCCACATGCCTAGAGCTTCAAAACCTATATAATTATTCCAGTATCTAAGTAAAAAATATGTCTTAAAAGTATATAAGTCTTTTCTATCCTCTGAATAAAATGGAAAATCAAAATTAAAAAATTTGTCTTGTGTTTTGTCAATTGTTCTTTGTACTGATAAGTCCATTGACCATAGTTCTTGTGGTGGTATAAAGCTTTCACAAATATCTTTTATCGTAGTTGTGTATTTACTCAATATCGTCACCCTCTTTACCTTTTTGCATATATTTTTCAGGTATATACCCATTAACCATAGTAGGTAGTTCACTGTTGAAGTCAACGGATACATTGAGCCCCCATAATTCATTGATAGCTTTTGCGCATCTTCTCCTTAATGTTAGTCCGACATTTCGGTTGGCTTCAATCTGCCCGTTGTTTCCAGCTGTCTCACCTGTGACAAGGCGTTCGCCTTTCTCTACAGGATTACTTTCATATCCTAAAGATGTCAGTACCTGTGACCATAAATCCCTCAATTCCTGTTCACATTTATCGACGATGTAAGGTGCGCCCATGTTCAATGCCTTGATGTCTTTCAAATTTAACGAATCAGAAACTTTTAATACAGGTAAATAATTATCGTACATCTCTCCTACTATTTCAAAGCTCATTTTTTCATTGTCTGAGGAAGAAAGGGCAACGGGTGTACGTTGTGCATACATATTAATACCTTTTGTTTTCCACGCATTCGCCATAGCATCTGCATACATTAAAGCCTTATAGTAATATGGCATAGTCGAGTAATTATTCCATAAGATACAACTGTTTTCCTTGCCGTATTCTTCGATATATCCATTCGCTGTATATGCAATTCTATCTTGAGGAATGTTATAGATATCGGGCAATCCCGACAGCGAAACTTTCATGAACGCATACCCAGCAATCTTGTCTTTGATGAATACACCCAAACCGTGCCAAAAGAGCGTTTGTTCGATATACATCGGTAGAATTTCTTCGGGTAAATCATTCCATTTGTACCTGTTTACAAATATATCGAAAATGTCATAAAAGAATATAGATTTGATTGTTTCAAAATCATCTTTTTTATTTTTATTGACATTTCGTTCAAAAATTCGCAATGGATTTCTCATTTATACGCACCTCCTTTTAATCGTTCAATAATCCATAATTCCCTACATCATCAGTATGCCACAAAGTCACACCGTTGTCAAATATATTTCGTAGTTTTTTCAACTGGTCTAAGTCAATGTCTCCCGTAAATCCGCAATGAGAAGTTTTCACATAATTCCAATAGGCTCTTGAGTGTAAATAAGGAGTAGCGATTTTATTAATTGGGTAACCAAATTGCTCGAAAAAACTATCTGCCATTTCTGCAAATTGTCTTTTACATGACATTTCATAGAAATCAACACCGCACTCCTTGATGCCTGTCAGAACATTTTCTGACAATGCTTTTCCATGCGTCACTCCCGCATTTCTCGCTCTGTCTGTTTGATTTGCTAACATTCCAAGAGCGTCCCAAAAAGCGCTGGTTGTTTTACCCAAACCGTTAAGTCCTCCTTGTAAACTTCCTCCAGCCAATCCAGCAATAGCTGTGCCTGTTCCTATGGTAGCATCGACAGCCGTATGAACTTGAGATAGAGCGATAGAACTTTTGTTTTGTGATAACCACGCGCGGTAAGTGTCAGAAGAAAAAGAACACATTGGAAAAGAAGAGTTAATGAGCGCTTCGCTCATTAGTCCATGCCCTAACTCTTCACGTGTTTTATAATTTTTTGGTGCTGTTAGAACTTGTGGCAATGTTGCGATTGTACCGTAGCTGTCAAACTCAAGAGATTTATCGCGATTGTAACTGTACTCATACCGATAGATATGTGTATTACCTTGGTTGTTATCAGCTAGACAAAATAACCATGGATAAGAGTATAACTTTTTATTTTTCGGTTTATAGCCCTCGAAAACATTGTCGGATATCTGCATAGATGTAATTTTAGGCTTTATCTCTTTTCCACCTAATGCAAGCGTGCATAATTTTGGCGACATAAATAACCCTATTACTGCATCTTGCGCGCCTTGATTATTATAATCATCTAATAACGTGTTAATCCCTTTTAGTCCATCTTCTGTGGTTACATCATAATGTCCGATACTGCCCCAACAGTACACGCCATTTTCAACACGTCCCTCAAACCAACTCTGTTCCGTTGTTCCTCGCGTTACAAAAGCACAGCAGTCTGTTGGTGTCAAGTCTAATTTTTTGTGACGTGATACAATCGTTTCGCCCGCTTCAATATTGACGGGTGTGAGATTTGCTCCTATCTCATCTTTACTTCTCGGTATGTGATGATACTCCACAAAGCAAGGCTTAATATTTGCATCATAAAAGTTGTTCTGAAAAACATCTAAGGAAAAGTTAATTCTAGTTGTTTTTTCTGATAACCACTCAATTGAATTGATAAAGCAAAATACCCATTCATTAGAAATACCGCTATTCTGAAAAGCTAAATAATTGAGATTAAGTGCTTTCATCTCTGTGAACGGTACGCGGATATCATATTTTCCTACTTTGATTGGTGCAAGATGTGATAAATCAACTCCGTTGATATTTTTTCTGTAAGACTCTAAATGGTTCAACAAGTCCTCTTTTGAATTGTATAGTCTAACATGTTCATATTCGTCAGACCATGGTACCCCACTGTATAATCTTAATTTTGTTTCGGGGTCGCGTGGTGCGACCCCTCCTTGAACAGGTAAATTTATCATAGATAACTACCTCCATTAATTATGACGCTTTTGTGAAATTTGCTGTATTTGTGATAGTCTCGTCTGGTCTGTAAATTGCTTTCAGTACGATAGTTCCTGTCTCGTCCGCTCCCGTGTGTAAGAGATATGTTCCTGGTATCACGTACGTCTTGGCAGAAGTAGCACCGCTGTCAACTTCAAGCGTCACTAAATTCTGGTGATATGTGCCTGTACCACCTGCCACAGTTACCGCTACTTCCTGTGTCTGTCCGGCTGTGTAAGTTCCAGCTGTGACAGTTAGGGTCGGCTTTTCAACTACTGTATCTGTCGTAAATACGCGAATTGGATAAAATGGACTAGCGCTTACCATTTCCACCTGTGTATAGAAATAATTCCAACTTAATACATTTGCCAAACGCTGGTCGCTCATTTCCTTGAACTGGTCGCGTACATTGAAGAATCGCACGTCACAAAGAACGCCCTGAATCGCGCTGTTTGCAAACTTGTCTACAATCACGGTCTGAACTGCCACGTCTGCTTTGTCCATATGGAACGCATACGCTAAAGCATCAACACTAATCTGTGCGTTAACTTCCGGTGTTGTAATCCAAATCAAGTTCGTTGGCATAGCGTGTGACGTTGCTCCTGCCGGGTTGTTTTCCGGTAATGGGAAGCCAAACTCTCCGACAGCTCGCTTTACCTCAATCAATAACTTTTTCGCTGATGCTTCATCTACAATCGCGTCAACAGTCACCGCCGGAAGCACCTCTTTTTTATAGCCGACATTAATCAAATCACGCATAGCAAGATATTCATCCCAGTTCGCGCCTGTGATAGCGCTCTCCATTTTTGCCATAATCATGTCGCGAATACCATACTCACTGGTAAAAGCTTTTCTCAGATTGTCATAGGTAACCGTGACAGGATACTGAATTTCAAGGTTGACGTTGTGGAACACGGTCATGATATAGGACTGATACTGCTGAAAAGCAAATTTAAAATCTGCCTGTGAATCATAGACACGACCTTTGCACATATTTACATAAGTTTCCTCATGTGTCTCACCATAACGCATTGGCTCTTTCTTGAATCGTGCTAATGGGTTTCTCCATGCAATACTGTCTACCGTCTGCATACCGATACGATTGATTAATGACGGTACAATTTCATTTCTTACAGGAGCATAATTTAAAATGTTATCATATACTGACTGTAAATTGTCTGATACTTCTGCTGGTAAATGGTTCTGCACCTCAAAAGACAATTCCTCTCGTACGGCACTTAATATATTTGCGTTTGTTGCTTTTGCCATTATTTAGACCTCCTTACTCTGTTTTCCCGTCAAAGTCTAAATCTTCAACGGTGATTTTTTCTTCTTTTTCATCTTTCTTTTCTTCGCTGTCCGTGTTAGTGGCTGACTCTTTCATGCGTGCCTTAAAACGTTTTTTATACTCTGCTTCGAGTTTCATGTACTTATCTTTCCATTCGCTGTCCATTTCACCGCTTCTATCTTCGGCGAATGTCTGTAGAACTTCAATTGCGTCTCCATGTTCTTCCACGTCAGCAACCGCGTCAATTAATTCGTTTAAAGCTTCATTAAAATCCATGTAAATATCCTCCTTTTTAATATAATACCCTTTTACAGTTTTATTGTATCACCACGGCATAAAAAAGTAAAGAGGCATTTTTGTTTTTCGTGCATGTGGGTGGACTGGATATGGGGATAATGTCTGTAAATAAGCATACCATTTTAGCGCGTTCTTTTTTCTATCCTCTTCTTTTTCCACACCTGCCCGTTCAAAATTCTTTAGAAATACCGACGCTAAATAATCCGGTTCTTTTGTGGACTTTCGAAATTCTTCCCATGATATCGGATATTTCTCTGTCTCAATCCACTGTCCGCTACTTACTGTTTCTTCGTCAATCCAAACACATTGGTAGTAACCGTCTGTAATATCATACCCGTGAGCGTTCGCCCAATCTGTATAAACTGTTGCCGGCGTCCACTGAACAAGACCATAACCACCATTATAGTTCCCTTCTTTTAACGATTGCCATAATCCGGGGTTGATATTGGACTCTATTTCCATATTACCGAGCATCCCCGCAATTGCATTTAAAGTAAAATCTTTAAAGAACATCGTGCTATAGAACACATAGGCATTGTTCTTCATTTCATCTTCTGTAAGATAACGGTTTCCATGAATCCATTCAAGGGGCATTCCTGCACTGTCACCATAACGATATATCTTTGTCCATGCGGACGGTTTGGAAACATATGTATTAATGCTGACCTGCTCGGGTAATGGGTAACGTCCACTGTGCGCCCCCATGGTAACTCCTCCGTTACCAACTCCTGCACCTTGATATACCATTTCTGTGTGCCCACTACGCCAAACCACGTCCCCTGCTTGCCACGCTTCATTAATGTTGATTTCTTTGAATCCTGCTTGTAATAAGTAACCCTCTTCTGTCCTTGTGGTGAACCACGGATTAACTGAAAAGAACCCTGCTTCTGTGAGTGCTTTTGAAATGAAAGAACTACAGTCATAATATGTAATGCCGTTCACGGTCTGCCCTCTACGGTATTGCTGTGAATATCCGATATTAGGAGCATTGCAAGCGTTGACCGCCCACTGATACGCTACATTAATATTTGGCATTTTTACTGACCTCCTTAAAAATGTTTCACGTGAAACATTTTGTTTCACGTGAATAACAATTAAATCATGTATAGCATATCTTTTGCATAAACGATTTCAATTCCACAAGCGCGTGCAAGACCCCCTCCAAATGTTCCAGGGTGTTCCACACCGTTCGGATTTTTTCCCTGTAATAAACATAAGATTTCAAGCGCTGTGACTAAATACTGTGTTTCCCCTCGCCTTACATAATGTCGTCCAGCTTTTGCTTTTGTCTTTTTACCAACAAGTCCGTCCTCTGCTATTGTGCGCCCATAATCCATGTTCATAGCGTGTTGCACTACGCGTACCGCCATTCTTTTTGTGTATCTTCCCACAATACCGTCAACCGCAATTTGGACACCTGTAAAATTAATGGCGTGTTGCTGTCCCATGGCAATCAGTTCATTTCTTGGTGTTGCGTGTGTTGGGGGGCTCTGTGGAACGTCGGGTACAGGGTTTGAAGCTCCATAGTCTTTGTACACGTGGTTCACATCACATCCTCCATTAATACCGTCGACTGTTCCATTACTGGAATACTGCCAAATATCAACATTGTCTACACCTAATGCATTCGCATACCGAGCAAGCCACAGGTCATATCCCCATGTCTCACCTATATAATTCTCATACCATGATTTGCTGGCATAAATCCCAGCTTTATATCCATGTGTCAGCATAGCATCGCAAAAGCGCTTTGCGTTATGCTTCGCAACTCTTTGCGTTCCTGGTTCTTCACTGTCGAAAAATACAGGCAGATTAGGTGTGTGCCCCTGTAATAATCTAAGGCAGTGATTGATTTCACCCTCAATTCTAGCTGTTGTTTTTGCGTAGGAATAAAAATAAACCCCATATGGAATACCCAATCGCTCGCATTCACTCACGTTTCGACTCCATTGTTTATCGTCTTGTGATGTCATATCCTGTCCATATCCGCATCGAATAATCACATAATCGACAGCGTTTTTTAATCGTTCAAAATCAATAATCCCATTATGATAGGAAATGTCAACCGCTTTTTTACTCATGTTTGATATCCTCCTTACTATCAAAAATGTCACAGATACGTTGTAACGCTAATGTATTATTATTCAGTGCGTTCGTAATATCTGCCATTTCTTCCTTGTGTTCTTCCGTCATCTTCTCAATTTTTTGGTCATTTTTGTCCTCCCTGTACTTTACATACCACATGGACGCACATGCAACCACGGTCGGAAGCCCTAAACTATTAATTAATGTGATAACTTCATTTGTCATGATACCACCTCCTTTTTTCTATCATAACACAAATAGAATTATTTGTAAATAAAAAATGTTTCACGTGAAACACTATCACGTGAAACATATTGTACGTTACAAAATAATCAATGCAAAGGGAACGCAACGCCAAAAATTGATATCAGACTACTTGTCTATGTGCGTGTATATCAATTACAATGCCTGTATTATTTTGGGTACGATTTTATGATAACATATATCATTTGAAATGTCAATGTTTCACGTGAAACATTAAAAAGATATCACATCAAATATCATGTTCTTACACTCTAAATTTTCAAACAGAAGTAACCCTCTGTTAAAATATTCTCGTAACATTGTAACAATGTAATGCGTTGAATTGACACGAATAGCCGTATTATCTATGACATCAGTTTTTGTAAAACATATCCTTGTTGGAAAACTATCGTCCGCCCCTGTAGCCACATATAGGCAAACATCATATTTTCTGACATTATATAAATTATCATTATATTTAATTGTACAAATATAACGAGACTGCCCACTTGGTTTACCAATCAAACATTCGTTATCATTTAGATATTTATTTTCACACGCATATTCGTTATATTCAGCACCTCGAAAAGCTCTTGCAATAGCACTTTCTTTATACGCGGTTGAAGCGCTTTCATTATAAGTTCTTTCAAACACCCAACCATCACCACGTAAAAATTTGGTGTCTCTCTTTAACATTTTATTGATACCAAACACGCTATAATAAGGGTTTAACAAAGATACTGTATTCGATGCCATATATAGCATAACTCTCCTGTGCTGTTTACCGTGACCCGAACTAATTGTAGTGAGCAACGATAATAATTTGTTTACTTCGTTTGGTAAATATATATTATCTTCATCTTGGTATTCGTCAAAAAACACAGAACGAATATTGACAAACAACCCACGCATTTTTTTATACTTTCTCGCTACGGACAAAGCTAAGCAATAACCACACGGCTCTTCATTGATAAATAACTGTACTAATGCACCTCGCATCAAGCTTTTTTCAGTCATAACATAACCGCCAAATTTTTCCGCTATATCCCCAAAATAGGTATCAGCACAGTTTTTCATATCAACAACATTACGATATAAATAAATGAACTGATTTTCCGGTCTGTATTTATCTTTTAAAAAGTCAGAAACTTGTCGACACTTAATAGAATAACTTTTACCTGCTGTTCTGTTGCCGTCCACAATAAAAATGTCGGGTGTATTCCCGTATTTATCTTTCATAGTTAATAATCTCTCACAGTGATAATAACCATCATTCATAATTTTAGCACCTCCATTCGCGTGAAACATTTATTTTATAAAAGAGGTGACATATAGCCACCCCTTTAGAAGAAGAGAATTAAAATGGTATTATCACGACATCATTTTATATATTTGATACATCTAAGGTACAATTGATATAATCGCGCCCTGCTTTTGTCTTTCCACTAATTTTAATGATAGAAAATTTTTCATCGTCCATAACACTTTCAATATCTTTCAAAGACTGTCTAAAGGTTGCGGACTGTCCCGAATAAACTTTCTTATCGGGTGTGATAATACTCACAATCTCCTGCACGTCTCCGTTGTCTTTGATGTCATTAAAAATGATAAAACCGTCAACCTCGATAGACTGCCCGTCATCAATATTTTTTAATGGCTCAATGTCGGGTGCTGTGGTCATTAAATACTTTTCAACCTTTGTAAACTCTCTGCTCATTTCTTTAATTTCTACCATGTTATTTACCTCCTGTTTTTCCTTTTAATCTTCCTTTTTTTTCATTTCCTGTAACTCTGCTTCGGTTACAATTTTTTCGCTCTTGACATCAGAATTGAGTAAAAACTGCTCGTCCGTCATTGCGCGTTTTTCCAGTTTAAATTTAATATCTAAAATAGAAACAATATCTCCTTTGTACTGCTTTTCAATCAAGATTTCCGCTTTGTCTCTAGTCCTGCAATTTGGCAGTTTTTCGTCAAAGCAATCTTTCTTGATTTCGTCTGTCTCCTTGTCTTTGTAGACTCTTTCTACAGATACCTCCGCTGTGACTAATGTCCTTGTAAACATCTTGTTTTCCTCCTTTTTCTGCTTTTTGTGAGTGTGAATGTAATGTAATATATTTTATTTATTACACTATTATAATAACATAACAACTAAATATAGTCAAGTATTATATTATAATTTTTTTATCTTTTTGAGCGTGAATATTAAAGTCTTTATTTCTTAATACAATCCCACCTTTCACTCGCTCTGCCTTTAAATTACAAGAGTCCATACTAAGGCCCGTAGATAACTCGGAGATATCTTTTCCGTCTTCGATAAATTTTCGCTTCGCTTGGCTACTCATACCGCAAGCCTTAATATCAAGATAAGGCTCACAGGGTTCGTGGTTCTCTTCTACAATATGCTCTGCATAAGTTTTTTGGCGTTCATAATACGCGAAATCAAATGTACTTTCACATTTCCAACAACAAAAATTTGCAGGATGCTCCACAACCTTATTCGCTTTGTCTAGTCCAATCAAATGAATAGAGTCTGTGTCGGCATAACAAAAGCGTTCATAATTCGCCATAGCGTGACGTATTGTAAAATTCATGGCATAAGATGTAATAGCACTGCCTATAGGAATATACCCGACTTTCTTCTCATGTTCCTCATGCAAGATAAATCTGATAATTCCATTTTCGTCGAGATAAGGCTCTTTATACGATGAATTATCCGACATAGCAAATTTTCCATAGAGATTATTTAAAAAGAGTTTCGCTTTCTGTCGCTTAAAACCTTTTGAGGTTCTCTTTTCTTCTCCGTATTTGTCTATATATTCATCGAAAAATCCCTCTCTAGCGTAGAACCATATATAATCATAAATAACCAAATCATATATATCATAAGTTTCTTGGAACAACTGCCAATCAGTACATGTCATAGTGAGAGTAACATTAGTATCATGCATCTGCCCGTCAATATCGCGATAATATCGATAATATTCACCCTTATATCTAACGTTCGAGCTGTATAAATTTTCATTCGCTTTATACAAGGCACTCTGTCTAATATGCAACCATGGGAACGCTCCCTTTTTTAATTGAAATCGACAGTTGAACCGAATAAAAAAATATTTATTAGCGGAGCTTATAAGTTCATCGGGTGGCGCTCCCCTGTGGTATTCACCATGCCCAAACGGGTATTTATTGCCACTGATGCTATGCATCATGGACGGGTACAGAGAGTTTACGTCATATACTAAACCGTCACCTACCACAGTATGAGCATACTGTGGGTTGACATAGCACCAGCCACCATGATATGACTTGTGAACATAATCCCACTGGTTCCATACGCCTGTTATTGTTTCGTCTAAGTAATCATCTCTAAGATCGGGAAACAACTTATCATATTGTTTCTTTTCATAAAAACTTTTAAACTCTGCTAAGCAACATGACCCTATCGTTAGTTTATCATGCTTTTCATTAAACATCATTTCTAATGCTTCTTTTAGCACTAATACATCATTTTCAATATATTTCTTCTCGTCTTCTGATATATTACAATAAGCGTATCTTTCGCCCTCGTAGTCCATATCTAATTTTTGGTGCTTTGTGCCAAACGATTTACCTATATTTTTCAACGAAGAGGGCATAAGCTTCAACGAGTTCCTAATCTCTAAAAAGGTCTTATTCCATTTTAATTTAACCCAATACCACGCTCCCATATCTGAAATACAGGTCTGAAATTGCTTTGAACGCATTTCTTTATCTTTACAGTGCACCCACTCCCAACCCTCTTTCAATAGAAAATCAACTATAAAAGAACCGTCAAATGCAAGGTTGTGAAAATATAAAATATTATTGCCATTCATTGTTAAAAATCTATTTAAGAAATCTCTTATAGAGTGCGTTATCGTTACATTTTCAGTATCGTCATATAACGCCACGTCAGCTCCGCTCCATACTTCTGTACTGTCTTGTTTTTTGCGATTTTCCTGTTCTACTTTTTCGCCCCACACGGTCGTCTCAAAATCGCAAGCCCAAAAGGTTACTTTCTTTTTTCGTGGCATTATATCACCTCATTTTTTACTCTTCTTCTATAGCAATATCTAGCATTTGAATAAAATCTTGAAAGTCTTTTGTTGCACTAAAAACGCCCATCTTTTTCAATATATTCCAAAATACCGCGTCAACCATTGCTTTGTCCATGTAGTACTCTGTTGGAAATGCTTCTGGTGCTTTTGAATAGGTATACGCAAATAGCGCCCTATCTCTTTCTGTAGCATTTGACAGCAGCGCATCGGTTTTTTCTCTTAACCATGTTGCTGAATTTCTGTGAAAACTGTCTAATGAGTCATACCAAGTATCAATAATGACTTCATAGTCTAATACAGGTGATGCTATATTTACCTTAATGCCTGTCTTTTGCAGTGCTTTTAATTCCTTTGCGCTAGTGTATTCATGAAATCGAGCATACTCTTGTTCTTGCGGTGTTAATTTAATGAAAACTCTATTTATTTCAAGCGCGTGCTTTCGTCCATATTCTTTAGACGTTATTATTTCACCTGTGAGCATATTTACAACAGACGCTTTCTCGCGTATCTCTTTAGCTTTCTGTCTTTGCAATCTTTCAATAGATACTTGAGTGGGTTTTTTCACTCGCTTAATTCTCTGTACCTGTACACCCTGTTTTTGCTGATTTCTGACACGTGCTAAATACTTATTGTATTCTTTTGCATATTGCTGTTGCAATATAGCCTCTTTTGTTTGTTTCTTTTTTATACGCTTATTTGCCATCTTTTAGTCACCCTCCTTTTGCACTTTTCTTAATAGCAAGCCATGTGGTACACGTGTATATTCAATACTGTCTCCAGGGTGTATGTCTAAATCGAGGATAGCTTCTTTTGGTATCATGACGCGAGCAGTGTAACCACCTGTTCCCCCTTTTGTGAACATTACTTTGTATCGCAATAATTGGTTTGTTAATTTTGCCATGTGTTTTTCCTCCTTATAAAAGATTAAAGACTTTCCATGTGAATTGTGAAAAATGTTCAGCTATAAATGATACAGATGATAAGAAAAGATATAGTAAAAATGTTGCCATGATAACGACGGACAAAATGCCTAAGAAAGAGGATATCTTTTCTAGTTTAGTGTATGGCTCTTTTTCTTCTATAGGTGCGTGCCTTTTTATCCAGTCTATTTCACTTTCATGTAATGTTTCACGTGAAACCTTTTCTGTATAAAGATTGCTAGACGTGTCTGTCTCTATATAGTCTTTAATTCCATCTGTCGGATTGACGTAGCTCTGTCCATCAAAACCCACATAAATGTTTTTATTAGTATACAAATTTTCTACCCAGTATGGTGGGTCAACGAATAAGGATATGTAGTTGTTTAGTGAATTTTCAGTATAGAAGTCGTGCAATTCTACCCCAAAATCTGTAATGTTATGCAATCTGTATTGAATCATTTATTTTTCCTCCTTTAAATAATATCTTTTTTTCCAATCATAATATAAGGCTCTAATTTTTTTCTCTTCTTCACTGCGCTCCGTTTCAGTAAAACTCGATAACTCTAAAAACGCTAAAAGTCTACCTAAATTACTTGACATAGCTATAATTGCATTATCATACAAACCTATAGAAATGTCTAGTTTAAATCTTTCATACTCTTCCTTATATTTCTCATTCATTTATTTTTTCCTCCTTTGAATAATATCTTTTTTCCCAACAATTACACAATTCACGCAATTTATTTTCTTCATTATCTCTCTCGTCCTCTGTGAAGTCTGATAGCTCTAAAAAGGTAGATAACCTACCAATTTGTATAGCCACTGCTACTAAAGATTTATCGTATAAACCTAGCTCTATATCTTGTTTACATAATTCATACGCTATTTTATATTTCTCATTCATTATCATTTTTATTCCTCCTTTTAATCAATCTCTAAAATAAATTTTTTCAACACTAAATCTATAGTAGCCATATATTTATGCCCATCTTTTATATAATACATTCTATGCAAGTATCTTCCAGTGCTTCTTAAGCAATAATCTATTGCACGCCCTGTATTATCAGTTTCACCTCGTTCTAAAATTTTAGCTATTCTGGTACGAATTTCATCATTTACTCTTATTACCATTCCTATTACAAAATCGTCGTTATTTATTTGTCTTTCAACTTCTTTCGCTTGTTTATAAAAGTTATATGAACCCTGTCCGTAACTTTCGTCCCATACAATCTTACCATTTAACATAATTTTATTCCTCCTTATTTTATATGGTTTCCTTGTTTCTATAATTATAATACCACAGGTTTGATTATTTGTCAAGTATTTTTTCGTGCTTTTTTAATCAAATGGGGGTCGTGGTCTCATTG